TTTTACTAATTGTGGATTTTAGCCTTTCAGGTGAATCAGCTATTTCTCTAGAAAAGAATGTTTCTGCTCTTTTTTGTCCAGACGGGTACTGTGCCGCGCCTTTTGCTAGTGATGTGACTTCACTGCCATATATCTTCGCTAATGGTGCAGAGCCACCCTGCCAAGCCTTAACAACCTCTTGCCAATTTTCTGGGAAGTCCTTTTTAATGGCTTTAATCACTTTTTTAGATGCTTTGTTTTCAGCTGCTACGGCCGGCGCTATTGGTGCTTGTTGTGTTGCTGATACACGCGCTGCTTGTTCCAATGTATCTAGTGCAGGGCGGCCAGTATCAACCTTTGGTTTTTTTAGTTTATTAATGCCGTGACTAATACCTTGACCTAGTTTGCTAGCAACATAACCGCCAGCAGGAGCAGCAAGAGCACCAACGCCCCCAGAAATTCCTGCTTGTTTAAGTCTTTCTTCTGCGCCACCTTCGCTAGCTCCAAATCCATATACACCCCCCGATACAGCACCAAGTCGGGCTGTTGTTCGTACTGGTGCTTTTGTGAGTGATGTTGCAAGTGCTTGCCCTCCCATGCGTCCGGCTACTGCACCGCCTGTTAATCCGCCGCCTAATACTGCACCGCCTAGCGTGGCAATCGAATGTGCTTCTTTTGCCTGCTCTAGCTCTAGTCTGTTTTGCTCTAGTTGCATATCATACAGTTCTTTAATAGGCATATCAACAAAAGGTTTAGCTACACCAGCAGCTATCCCCGCTTGTACCTCGTCACCAAATCCGAATGTTGCCCCTTGCTTTAAGCCTTCCCAGGCTGCTTGCAGCATATTCGGCTCTGGTTGTTGCTCAGGAGTAGCTTGCTCGGCACTACTATAGTCAACCTCCCAAGGCTTATGCTGGGCGGGCGCTGCTGAGTAGTCTAGTTCCCAAGGGTCTGTCATTTATCTTATCTTCTTCCAGTTGTTTTTGTCGTTTGGATTACCGCCATCGAATATATGGTCGCCTACAACAGTCCCCTTTTGGGGCGCATTTGGATATTGTTCGCCCCTCGGCTTTCTTTGCATTGCTTCTTTAGCATTAAAGTCACCTAGCTGGTCAAATCCTCTTTTTTGTAAGCTTTTCCTGCGTCTTTGCTTTGTTTCCAAGTTCCCAACGAAAGCCGCTTCATAGGCTCTTAGTGCTGCGCGTTTTTCTGCTGGTGATGCTTTAGGGTCACCTAGTGTTTTCTTTAGTGTTTCACCTTCTCGTTCAGTAAATGCTGCGCCAAAAGTAGGTCGTAGCAATGGTAGCATTTCGTTATCAATTATTGAAACATATTCGGCAGCATCAACACCACCTATGCCAACATCTTTCCCGAATTCGCGCTTTACAGAGTTCCATACCCGGCCATGTAAGTTGTACGTAGCCGTGTCTACTAATCCATCTAATCTATCTAGTACACCGCCCATTTTAGGGGCTAATGCTCTAAATTCAGAAAGATCCGAATTAACACTAGCTAAATCGTTTCCCCGTCCTTCTTCTACTTTAACATCACCTACGCTGACTAGTGGAGATGGCGTAGGCTGTGCTACTCCCTGCGGTGGAATACCCCCCTGCGGTGGTGTAGTGCCATATACGGGCTGCGGTATTCCAGCTTTAGATGCCAGGTCAGATTGACCTTCTCTGAATTTCAATGTGGGCTTATCTTGTATGTCTGCAAGGTTACCTTGGTGCGTCTTTGTAAATTCTCTTTTTCCTAAAATTGGGGCTAGGTCGTCTTCTACTGTGTTATTTATAGGGTTGTAACGAGTACCCGGAGTCATCTTCTCATTGCCAAGCGTAAATAAAGCGTCCCGCACATCCCTATCTGCAAGTTGTCTTGCTGTCATTGGGTCAGCTCCAGCTGCTATTGCTTCCTGTTCTGACTTATCTCTCAATCCTGTCAACATGGCTAGGTCACGCATATTAGCAGTTGGATCAACACTCCCCGCTGGGTTATCTAGCTTAGCCTGCGCAACTTGGTTTTTTGTATTAGCAGCTTGAATCTGAGCCTGCTGCAACTGTTTACGCATAGCAAAGGCTTCAGACTCCCTATCGAAGTCCTGCTTATTCTTTAATTTATCAAATACTCTAAAATCTAAAGCCATGTTCTTTCCTTAATATACTGGATTACCGTTCTCATCACGCTGCCTTAATAAGTTTGATAGGCCTTGGCTTAATACGTTCTGTTTACCTGCTATTCCGTATGCGTTAGCATTTCCTGTTTGATCGTATGAGTTACTAATCCCCTGTGCTGCATTAAGACCTGTACCACCTAAACCTTGCAACTGTGAGTTCTGCTGTAACCATCTTTGGTAAGCATTACCATACTCTTGACCAGCTAAGCCTTGACCGTATTCTTGTGCTGCCTGTAATGCTGCGCCACTATCAAGATTACCGCCCGCTGATAGTCTACGATCCAACATCTTATTACCTTGCTCTAGTTGGAACTGATAACCTGGATCTTGTGTTAAATCACCAGGGTTAAAGCCCGCTTCTAGATTGCCCGCTAGTTGCTGCGCTGCACCTAATCCAGCCTCTTGATAAGGATTATATACTGCCTCTGATTTACGTTGTGATTCTAACATTGCCTTACGTATATCATCGTTAGCTTCGTTTTGCTGATATGTGCTATATATATCGCCTAATGCTGATAAATTACCCAATGAACCCATTGTACCTACTCCTTTGTTTACTAAACCTTGCAATACCCCTGGCGCTTGGGGCTTTATACCCGGTATTGGCACTCCTTTAGGTGAAAATCCACCAGTTGTGGTGCCAAAATCTTCAGTACCACTTCCAAACAACCCCCTAACGCCGCCCTTGCTACTAACGTAACTGCCTAAACCAGACGCAGCTGCTCCTCCTAAACCACCTATTACAGCACCCTTTAATCCGTCTGAACTGCCATAAGCAGCCCCCGCCAAACCAGCTCCTAGAGTTTTTGCCCCGATACCAGTTAATCCGGCCTTTGTGGCAATAGACGAACCTAATCCTCCCGCCCCCAGAGCGCCACCTGCTGCGCCAGCTAGTGCTGATTTAACATCGCCACCAGACCAATAACCTCCAGCAGCCCCACCAATAACACCTGCGCTTAATGCGGACAAGCCTAACCCTGCTGGCCCGAGAATGATAGGTAAAGCAATAGGAGCTATTTTTTTTAGTGGTTTTTTAATTGCCTTCCATGCTTTACTAAACCATCCAAACTCTGGTAATCCAGTTTCTGGATTAATGCTCATTTTATGACCCATCTCATACTGATCAGGGGATAATCCAGCGTCCATCATCTCTTGTTCTATCATTTGCCTTAATTCGTCAGAAATAACTGGCGGAACTATCAGCTCACCGTCTGCAATATGTGCTAACTTTGTGTCGCCGTCCCTTCCTTGTCGAGCCAAATCCTGTTGATTTGTTATTTCCCTGTCCATTATCCTGCCTCACATATTCCGATGATTGTTAAAGGGTTTATTATAGTAGTCCACCCTGGTGTATATATTTTATTACCTGACACTGTTACATGACCCGCAACACTTCCTTCACCATTCGTTACAGCGAAACAAATTCCATCACCGGTAAATGTAAGTGGGAAGTTGTCGATTGTGGTAGTTCCGGCTGTAGATGATGTACTCGTAGCTGGTGTTATAGTTACCCTAAAGAACACAAAAGAGCCTATTTTGTAATAAATGCCGTCATAAGTTGGAGAACCACCTACTTCTGTTAGGCTTGTCCACGTTGGTGACCAAGTTGTACCTGTATCACCCGTGTATAGTTGACTAAAGAATAAAACCCATGACAAATTAGCCATACCGTTTTTATCAGTCATCTTGTCTATAATTGGTGGTGGGGATACTTTTGCCATTAACTTAAATAAGACCCCACTATGTAGACTCTTACTGGATCTGTAATTCTGATTTTAAATGTCATTTGTCTTGCTATCCCTAAACGCCTGAATTCAACTTTTGTCTCGTATTCGCCTACTGCACCAAGTGATGCTGTGAACCAATCTGACCAAGTGCGTGCGCCGTCTTTAGATAGCTGCATGGAAACTAGCGGGGCTGAGCCCTGACCACTTTGAAGTCCTATTCCAACCTCAAAACCAATTTCAAGTCTATTATACCTTATTCTTCGGCCTTCGTCACTATTATGTGTGTAAATTCTTTCTCTAGCTATCTCATCACCTGCGTCATCAAGCAAGTCCATGTCCATAGTGTAAACCTTACCATCTACCCTACTACCTATTAAATGTTTATTAAACGCAAACATATGACAGTTACCCAAGTGCTGTGATAACTCCCCGGTAGACTCTAGGTAAGCCCTTTCGTGCCATAGCTTTGTGGCTGTGTCGTAAACCAAAGTAGTACCTAAACCACCCCCCGTTATAACATAAAATGTGTGTCCTTCATCTTGATAAATGTAAGCGTTCATTTCACTAGGTTTAGTCGCTTTTGATATCATTAACTCTATTGGATCTGTTGATATACGCTGTGGACTAAAACCTGTTGCTGTAAATACGATGCCTGAGCCGTTATCATCCTTACCTACCCAGAATACGGCGTTGTTGGCAGATTTAGCTGTGTGCGCGGCTAGAATGCCCATTTCTATAGTATTGCCTAGTTTTTGGAAAGGAAAGGATGTATCGCCCGTATTGGTCTTAATTTCAGTTGTTTTCTCACCAAATAGCCATAATTGCCCCATACCGTTTACAACACTAAGTAATGTATCAGGGCTTGATTCTGCACTAGCGAAGTCGAGTGCTGCCCATGATGTGGCGTCATTAACAGATGATATGTAGTAACGGCCTGAGTCAACCTGATTAACTACAGCATAACCATCTATAACAGTCACAGTGCCCGCTGTAGGGAAGTCTGAGTCAGTAATGATTGAAAACGCGTTACTTGAGTATGTTAGTGTAAATCCAGAAGTGCCATCAACTATAATAAGTTGAATGGAGTTCTCTGCAATAGTTACATTGCCTGTTGATGTGGTTAATGCGCCTCTTAATGTGATGTCCCCTGCGCTGTCAACTTCATACAACTCACTGCCCGAGACAACAAATGCGCGGCCGTTAGCTGAAGCAAAACAGCCCCTTATAGCCCCGCTGCCTGCGGTTGAGAACAATGATAATCCTGGAGTGCCATACAATGCGCTAACCTCCTTACCTTCTTTGTCAGCAACAGGAAATAAGTTAACACTGCGCTGCGCATCAAATGGTAAAGAGCGCTGTTGATATGTTCCACCTACAAGACCAATCTTAATAGCTACACCCCACTATAGATGTTAAAACCACCTATTGTCCCTGGTTGAGCGTCCATAGCCCGTGTCTTATTAACTGCAGCGGCTATGCTGGCTTTTGATTCTTTAGCTATTTGATATGTAACTTGATCTACTTGTTGACCATACTCTGGCGCTAGTAACACTACTAAGTTATAAATAAGCATATGATCCCAACCAGGTGGTAATGATAACTCTTGGTCTATGGTTAACGTAGTTAACTCTTTCTCAGATTGTATATGTAAGCTATAGCCTGCACTTGGAAGAGGATACAAACGAATAGTAGCTGCTGGATAAGCATTATCATTATTAATAAATTCCGGTATTCCTTGTGTGTTTTTGGTACTAATGAAATTATTGTAAATCTCATCAGAAATGACTGACAAAGCGTAGTCCGTTGTTCCTAGCCTGACAAATGCTGATACGATTTGAATAGGTCTAGCTGTGTTGAACACCTGACCAGCCCCGATGGTATATAACCCTGTACCAGAAGTGAGGGTGAAGTTTTCCCAAACCCTCGCATATATCATCATGCTGTCATTAGATAGTGATGAAATGAACGCGTTAAGCGTATCCAATGCGTCACTAGATTCGTCAGCAGAAGGCGTTTCTGCTTTAGTTATTATTCCCGCCTTCTGCATCGCTTTTTTTATGATAGTCCTTGCCGTGGTCATTTATTCACCCTTCTTGGCTTTAGGCTTTTCTTTAGCTTCTCTCTTTTTAGGCTTGTCTTCTAACCAACCATCTCTAAGTAACCTTGGTATAAGATCGCTTTCAGAGTTGATTAGCTTAGTGCCGCCGTCTTTCTTAAATGTTAGTGTAGACATATCACCTCCTTAGAAAGTTAGCTTAGTTGATGTTTGTTGACCCTCTGAGCGTACAACAAGGATTTTAACATCCTGTGATGCGGCATCTATAGCGCCTGCTGTTGGATTAACTATTGTAACACCTATTGTATCCGCTGCTGTAACACGTGCAGAACAGAAGGCTATACCAGCTTCTAGGCTGTTTTTAGAAACACTTACAAAATCACCAACCTTAACACCATTAAGTGTGAAAGTTTCTTCTTCTGTAGTGATAGTCGCAATACTCGGTATATCCCAAGTAGCGGTAACGATGTTCATAGATAGAACGTTACCTGAAATCATTGAAGTAGCCATAGTATATTCCTTATTAGTTGTGAAAGTAGGAGGGCTGCTTAACCCTCCCCATATTCATTTAAGCAGTTATTTTAACAGCCCATTCTGGTCTAACAGTAGCAAAACCATACAATACGTCTAAACGTAGTATTAGCTTATCTGTAAGAACGTCATAGTCTTGTATCGCTCTAACAGTTACACCTTTATGAGTTGATGTACTTGCAAGATCAGTTCCGCCTGGAGTTACTAAAGGAACACTAACAAAACGGAAAGCTGATTTGTTGTAAGCTAAGTTTTGAGTGTATCCAGTAGATGCAGTAGCCGCAACAGGTGTACAAGTATCACCATCTACAGGGAATGCAGTTACGTTTTGTAATCCGCCTGAAGCCGCTGTGTAGATAGCTGGTGATATAGCCAATGTATCGATATGACCAGATCCGTCAGCTGTACCAAGTGCTGTCACTGTGAACTGCTGTAGGTAACCCAAGTCTGATTTAGTGATAGGGTGTACTGCATTAACAGTTGCGATAGTGAAAGTAGTACCGGCTGTAACTGTACCAGTAGTAGTAGTAAGACCTTCAACAGCGATTGTTGATTGCCCTTCAACAGAAACAGTAGATTTCACTTCGAAGGTAATGTCTGTACCAGATGTGTATAGTGGCAACAGGTTGTTTTCAAGATAAGTGAAACCACTATCTTTACCTAAAGCACCGTTCTTATACATCTTAGACACTTCGTCTTGTGCGTTAAACTGACCCTTACGAGCGTTTATAGCACTACGTGAAGCTGCACTGTTAAGAAGAGCAAAGTTATCACCGTTCATCGGGCAATCACTTTCCATCATCTTTTGGCGTGCTTGTAGTACAGTGTCGATGTCAAAGATAGTAGAGCCTGAAGTGCCAACTGAATGGAATACTTCTGGATATGCTAGCTCAAGACATTCGGACTCAATACCAGTAGCCAAACGTGACATAGCAGGTTTCAAGATACGTTTTGCCCATGATTTAAGTGACAAGTCAGTAGCTATCTCAGCAGATGTTAAGGCAACAGGTACGTTACGTTGCTTATCAAGTGCCAAAGGAACTTTCTCTTCAACTACATCTTGTATGCTAGATGTAATGTCAGCAGAAGTGCCTACTGTAAAACGAGCTGGTTTACTGATGTTAATAGTATCACCAACGTTATAGCCGTCTTTTTGGCCGAATGAAGTTTCAGGCTCTTTGTCGATAGTCTTAATGAATTGTAGCTCTTCTTCAAGCATACCAGCAGCCATCTTAGAAATGACGCTGCCGACGTCTTTAATATTGTTAATAGTATTAGCCATAGTATTAGTCTCCTAGTTAATCCGCCCATTTAAGTAGTTCTGACGTACTCATTTGATCCGGTGATTTTGATGTTGACCCTGACCCTTTAGCGGCTGCTATTGGTGTCGGAGCGTTACTTATAGGTTTTGTAGTAGAAACATAACTCTCTGCTCGCATTTGAGCTTGTCCTATTTCCATCACTGCACGGGTAGGAGACAATGAAGACAATCCTTCAAGCTTACCTTCTTTGGCTAGCGTGTAAATAGCAAGCGGGGCGTTGTCAGCTTCGTAAAATGCCATTTCAATATGTGGTGGAAGAGCGTCTAGTAAGTCTGCGTTTTCCTGCCATACGTCAGCTAGGTCAGCAATCTTTGCGGCTTCCTCTGTATATTGTGTAGCTACCTTCTCTCGGCTAGTTTGCACCCACTGTTCTTGTTGAGCAGCAGTATAGTTTTCTTTGTTAGTGTCGTCCCTCTTACCTAGCTCTGAGCTTATTTGATGCTTCATTTGAGCTTGTAAAAATTCGCCATATGTCTCGTAATCGTCCTCGATTGGAACGGCATTTTCGACTGGCTTAGTTAGTTCAGGCTGTTGGGCTCTTTCTAATGCTTCTAACCGCTGGGCTAGTTCATTGTTCTGAGCTTTTAGCTTGTTGTTTTGCTTATCGCGCCTAGCGATAGCGTTCACAGCTTTATTTGGAAACGGCTCATTAACAACTTCTTCTGTCGCTTCTTCAACTGCTTCCTCTACCTGTTCAACCGGCTGCTCGGCTTCAACGGCTTCTTTTTCGTTAGATTCTACTTCTGTTGTTTCGATTGTCTCTTGTTCAGCTACTGCTTCATCAACGACTGTATCAACATCCATTAGTTCCATAGTCTAGTTTCCTTCTTGGTTGTTTATATCCGAAATGGATACTTCTATTGGCTGCAACATCTCGTGCTGCGCCTTAACCGCTTCGATGCCTAGTTTCTCACGCTCAAGGTCTAGCTTCTCTGCTTCGAGTGCTAACTTCTGGCGTTCAACTTCGACGTCATTCTGTTCTGCCTGTAGCTTTAGCTCTAGCTCGGCATATTTGTATTCGAGTTCTGATTTTTCTGTTTGTGCTTTAAGCTGAATTTCTGCTTGCTTTGTTTGAGCTGCTACTTGGTCAGCTTGTGCTTTATTCTGTGCATCCATACCTTTGATTTGTATTTCAGCTTGTTTAGCTTGCTCTTCAGCTTGTTTGCTTTCAAGCTCCTGACCCATAGCTTGCATTTGCTGTTGCATTTGCTGTAGCGCTTGTTGCATTTGCATTTTCTCTGGATCTTGCTCTTCTTGGCCGTCCTTAGATTCTAAGAGCTCAGGCGGGATAGTCTTCTTTAAACGCTCAGATAAAGCTTCTGCCCCTGGAAAGTCCATAAACTTAAACAGTAGATCACCAGCTACCTGCATCAATGCTGGATCACGTCCTATCATTTCATTGTATGCTGCAGCAGCTTCTTGACGTTGAGTGGTATAACTAGCACCCGTAACAACACGCACGTTATAACGGCCAGAATCTAACATATAGTCTTTTTCTTGGTTTTCAGCGCGTTCACCATTAATACCAACGGTTTTAATTTCTTCTTCTTTCCCTAACATCTGAATTATGCGCGGAGTGTCATATATTGTAGGTATTGCTGATACTAGTATCTTACCAACTTGGGTAATGGCCTTCACTAAGTTGTCACTAAAGTGGAATGTGGCAACATCGCCCTCTTGTTTTCTTTGCGCTATAGCAACACCGGACTTCTCGTTACCTTGTTGACCTAACGCAGCATTGTACATGCCCATAGTGGCCTTGATGTCCTCAACTGCCCCACGAGATGCATTAACTACACCTGTGGGGATCGTTGGGGGCTCGAGTCTACGAGGGGCAGGCGCTGGTTGGCCTGCCGAATCTGTTTGTTTGTATCTTAATACACTAGCTTTATCAGGGTTAACCCAATCAGCTTTGAAGTCTTCTGTTGTACCCTCAACCGCTAGCACAGGTGATTTAGGTGCTTTTTGTAATAATTCAGTCTCTAATGACTTCCAATAATTATACATACGCTGCGCATCTTTAGAACGGCGAATAAGGCTATATAGATGACGCTTACCGTCCATCCAGCTTTCTTCACCATAAACAGGCACTATTGGTATGTATATTCCTGGGAATGTAGTTTCTTCTAATATGTCCTTGCCAGATAACTTGTATCTTTTAACAACCTTGTCAGTAATAACTCTAGACTTGTCGCCCTGTGTGATGGTGCGTGGTGTTTCTTCTATCTTAAAGAACTCAACGACTGTTATTTCATCGCCATTATTAGCGTCTGCCGGCAGAGTTTCTTTACTACTCTCAAAGCTTATTGGGTCGTGCCCAGGCCATGCTTTCTTAAATGAGGCAATAGTCATTTTATCAAGCACAAATGCGTGCTTCATATCACAAGCAGCGGCGTCTATAGAAGTGCTGTCAATGATGATTGCAAACGGGTTAATAACCCTATCAACTTTTAGATATTGTTCAAAGCCCTCACCATATGAATAGTCGTGATCCACTCTAAGGAAGCCAATACCTGAACGCACTGCAAATGAAGCAGCTAAATCATAAGCATCATCAGCTTGTGATTGATATTCAATTGTTTTGATTAAGCCAGCTAATACTTCAGCGTCTTCTTCAGTGGCATCATTATCAGATGGGATTATGTTGATTGTTGGCGTGTTCATACGAATGTCGTTTTCGACTTGGTGTATGAATTGCCCTGTTTGATCTATTGTTAGTGCTGGCCTACCTGTATTACGCCTAGCTTGAAAGTCTCTTGAGTCCCATTGTGCATGCTCATCATCAGATATAAAGTGAAGATCAGCCTTTGCAGCGTCATATACGTGTCTCCACGCCTGAACATCTATATCCAGTAAATCTTGAGCTTCTTCGATGACTGATAGTTTTGTTTCTTTACCTGGCAATAGAGAGCATCCTGTTCAATAGGAATTAAGCTCTAATTAAAGGCCAGATATGAAACACCGCATAAGATACGTGTGCTAGTCCATACATTCTATAACAATTATGTCGTATTGTCAATTAGCCTTTTTAGAACTATCGCTCTCTCTCTTTTTAACTGGTGGCAACATGATATGTGATCTCACCTTGATCTGCCTCTTGCCTTGTTAACCACTGCCAGAAGGTTTTGCGTTTACGTCCTGTTATTGTGAACGCGCCACCAACTGAATAGCGTAACCCCACAAAGATACTAGCACACAATAACACAATGTCAAACCCCCATATAAGAACCCGTTGCGGCCGGCATACTCATTGATACTGGTTTAGCGTTCATGCCCTTTAACTTACTGGCTGCGATGGCCGCGTAGCGTGCCGCATCACTAGCATGACTAGCCCAGTCGTGGCGTGGCTTAGACTTAAATATACCTAAGTCTTCATTCCACTCATAAGCGTAGTTCTCCAGTGCGTGAATGCCGTCCTGACACTTCTCAGCGTCAAACACTGAAAAAGCTATAGTCTGTCGTAACAACTCGATACCCGGATTAATGTCTTGTTCACGGTCTAGCACTATATTAGACAGCCCCATAGACATTAACTGTCTTGATACGCTATCACCTCTAATATTACCATGTCCGCCATCGTGGGGTAAGTAATGGCCGTTAACCTTGTAGTTATATGTTTTACCCTTAACTACCTTGGCGTAGTGGTCTAGTTGCTCACCTGAATTACTGTAATGTTCTAACCACCTAAGCTCACGCCCTACGAATTGCAGCCACCATATGTCTGTAGCATCACCAAATCCCAAATCCCATGCGGTAAACACTTCACATGATGGGTCGTATGGTACTCTGGTTATTCTCTGCTCTTCCCTAGCTTTATTGATCTGTTTGGCATACACAGCACCTGATCTTCTTGTATCAGGCATACCTTCCCAAATATGTTCATATGCTTCAGGATCTTGTTCTTTTAGCTTTAAACGCTCCTTGTTTAGCACATCAGGAAAGAATATATTGTCACGGTATGATACTTTAATAGCTGTTATGTCGTCGTCTGTGTATGCTATAAATCTTTGATATGTTGGATCTGATACGTTCTTAACGTTGAATGATATCCATATTTCAGAGTCTTCCTTACGCACTGTTGGTATTAAGACTTCCCATGAGTTATTACTCACATTCTCCGCCTCTTCTACCCAAACGACGTCACACCCCTCAAGACTTTTAATATCTGTTACGTTGTGCTTCAAGCCCCTGTATTTGATCTCTGTGCCATTTATTCCGCGTATTTCTTGTGCCAGGATGGTGTAGAACTCACTTAAACCCTCATGACCACGGATAATGTCAGAGAGTAACGTGTGAACACTGTCTTTTATGGATTTCTGTATTTCACGAGCGCAAACTATTCTCATAGGATTTTGCATACCTTGGATAAGTAACGCTCTGGCATAACCGTGTGACTTTGCACCACCCCTTCCACCGTACATTACCTTATAACGCTGTGGCTTGAATAGAAATTTGAATGGTTTAGGTATCTGTATCTTCTGTTCCAACGAATTCCACCGTAACTTTGTTTATTAACGGAGCGTCTGGATCGCCTGATATAGTCATCGGTAAGACTTTGCCGACCAGCGTCATAAATGCATTTGGGTTACTTTCTGACTGACCCATCAAATAGTCAACACCACCAACCCCCGTAAGGGCTTCAAGTATCATATTCTTTACGTCTGAATTAACTTTGTTAGGGCTACCTTTAGGTCGTCCAGCGCCTTCACGCTTGCCACCTTTTTTAGATTTAGGTCGATTGTTTTTCAAATCGTCACTCATTACACATCCGTCATTGTAATAGCTGAATCTTGTGTCATATTTAACACGTCCAGAACGTAATTTGCTGGTATTGTACGGGTTTTATCAGAGCCAATGCCATCTTTTAAGTTACTTACAGACACCGTTACAGATACTGTTGACCAAACGCTGGCATAATGGGCAGATCCCGCCGCTCTTGCTGTTGTTGAAGCTACACCAGAATCGGGGCTTTCTGTGTTTTGTGATGGGCTACCTTGTCCCTGTATCTTATCTCCGCTAATAGGCTGGTTCATTACTGACCAGTTGATATAATTCGCCATGTGTGTTGTCCCTGTAATTTGTGTATTATAATTACATTCTACACCTATATAAGATTAATGTCAATTACACAAAAAAGAGACTGCTTTTTACAGCAGCCCCTTACACTTCTTGAGAGAGAGTGATAACAAACACTATACCTTTATTAAACCACCCATGCAAGCAATGCATACCAGATATGCAATAATAACTATTGTCAATAAATCTTATTAATAGTATAGTTGTTTTATCGAAACAAAGACAACCGACAAAAGGATAAAAGAATATGAGCACGCAAGCAACACTAACATTTAAAAATAGAGAATTAGCTGAACAATTTTGCACTAAGTGGTGCCGTCATACATTAACAGGTCACACAATAAGTTCAGGATCTGAGAACGTGCAAGTAACGGTGTATGACGTTGATAATCATAAGGACTGGATAGATAGCTATGTAAGGAAATCTAACTAGGGCGAATTTACCCCTTTAAAACAAAAGGAAACAATATAATGAGACATATTACAGTAATACTAGAGAATGGCGATACCATGGATACAGAAATTAACGGCACTAATGAAACTATAAGAAATTATTACATAAGTAACACTTTTAATTTCGGTATCGAAAATGATGTAATGATTAAAGCTATAGATGTTGTATTTCATAACTAAGAAAAGGATAGAGTAATGATAACCCCATTAAAAAGCGACCTTAAACATACGATAATAGATATAACAATAGCGGCTGTAATGTTCTTATTTGTTCTA